CAACAGAACCGCCAGCGGTGGTAAGGCCAGAAGCATACATTAGATCAGTATGATCTTTCTCAACAGGGAACTGATCATTAACGGAACTCGAAATACCGATACCAGTCGTATTACCAAGACCAACGTTAAGATCAGGAGCAAAAACAGACGACGTAGTGGTAGTAGAACCAGTACCCTTATTCTGAATCAACAATTTCAGAGGGCCATCGGCCTGAATGGTACCGCCTTCGCCGACAATCGGCAACTGGACATCCGGGCCACGCTGAGGAGTGGGTAGGGCGGAAGTGAAGTAATCTTTAAGCCAGCGGCGAGAAAGAAGATCGCCAAAAAGACCTGCTTTCCAATTGGAACCATTTTCCACATAATTGGAAGATAAATCGCCATCAGCAGAAGCGTTAATCTCCAACTCGTCATCAACGTTCTGATCACGATAATATTCATTCCAGATCAGGCGATAACCACGGAAAGGGAGTGCCGAAACAGGAGCCGTAGTGTTAATCCCGTTAAGTACACCGGCATCCGCAAAATTACCACCGGAATAAGGTTGAACAGGAAGACCAAAAGCAGAAACGAGACCATCCTCGGGCTTGTAAGTCCAATTGCCCGAACCGTCATTATCAGAACGGACTAACATGTCCATACTGGAAAGCTTATTCCAGGGCAGGTAGGGCGGGACGTGAGTATCCTCACCGGATTCTCCGCCAGTAATGAAATCTTCCCAATTGTCCCAAACAAGACGATTCGGAACAAAGAAGTAGTGAATGTACATCCGGAGGCGGCCAAAGGCCGGGGATGAAAGAGGCATCGTACGCACCAAGGAATCAGTACGCACACGGAAGCGATCACCGGGAAGCATCTCCTTGCAAATAATAGGGTACAGCTTACCCATCTTAAAGGTGCCAATCCGGTCAAACGAAAGATCAAACCGATTTAACGGCACACGGGGGGTCTTTACACTTGTAAAGAGAGTGTTACGATATCCCTTTGCCATAACTACAAACGGATACCTCCGCGGCTAAGTTTATAACTGCGAGACAAACGGCGTCCTCTACGACGACCACGACGGCGACGTGCCATAACATTGAAACTCAGAATGTTACATATGTAACAAGCGAGCAATTAAGAGAATAAAAAGAATAATCAGAACGATTATAACGATAACAAGAATCTGAGCAGGGCCGATAACACCGCAAATCATTATTCATCAGGATTATAGGGGTCTATGTAATCAGCAATAGAATTAACTATACTGTTAGCAATCCAACCCATTGTATTAGAAGTAGGTATCATACCATTCTTATAATAATAATGGTTAAGAGCCTCAGTTTCAATAGCATCAGCAACAAGTTTACGCTGCTGCGCGCCATTAACTTTAATACGGCTCATGATCTCAGCAACCTCTGCACGGATCTTCTCCATATCGGCCTTGAGTTTCTTTTCATTAAGACCAAGCTGGAGAACCTGAACCTTAGCACGCATATTATCGTTGGCAACACGCTGCTGATCGAGACGTAAACGAGTCTCATAAGAGTTCACATCAGCACCGAGAAGAGTGTTTTTTAAGGCACGGGTCTCATTCTCAAGAAAATAACGAGTGTCCGCATGCCTATTGTAGATACCCTGATGTTCTGCACGAACCCAAGCCTCTTTAGCTTGGGCGGCCCAAAGTTCACGCTGTTGAGCCTGATTAAGAGCCTGCTCGGCAAGTAACTTATTTTCCTGCTCGATCTTGGAAACCTGAGCATCGATCAACGATGCCTGCTGAGCCAAACGAATACCATTGGCAAAAGCACCGGAAGTATCACCATAATCCACATTAGGAGCAGACCCGGAAGCGGCACCGGGCATTTGAGATTGAGCAACACTACCAGAACCGCCATACATCAAATCCGGATTCAGTCCAGCCTGTTCGAGACGGGCACGCTGAGCAAAAGGAGTGTTGTACTCGTTGTTCATTTTCCAAAAATCAATCTGTTGCTGATTCTGTTTATCCATCAGCTTCGACTGATACTTGTACTGTTTACGAGCAGACATACCACCAGTAAAAAGATTACCGATAGCACCGATAGCGCCTGAAATAGCGCCTTCTCCTATTCCTGACCAATTAATAGCCATAACTCAAACTACTCCGAGCCACGATTCAACATGTTCAGGGTCGCAGAATCCAGAACCGAAGTCTGTGCATCCTGATCGATCTTGACGTTGGAGCTTTTTTTCACGATAGTACAACTGTGCGAGAGCAGAACCGCCATGCTTACTAAGAGAGCGACGATAACGATCTTCAGCCATCCTTTCGCGGTTGTTAAATAAGGCAAAACGGCTTTGCCGATCTGCTGGAGAAAGTCGAGAAACTTCTCTACGTTCATTTTCTATATAACTGAGAAAAAGTAACTTCCGTTCAAAGGAAGTATACAATTTCTCAGCGAAATAACGAGGCATACCACTAGGGCGAATACCTCTTGATTTGTCACCAGGCAAGTAAGAAAAAAATTTTCTCTTTTCCAAACGTTTTATACGTTTTTCAAAAGTAGGGTAGAGGCAATGAGCAAGAATAGTCTGAAATTCAGGGTCATCCGGACACAATTCTATCGGTTTAATTCCGTGGCGATGCCAAGAACAAAACCGATCAACATAGCGACGACCAAGGCCAGGCCGACGAGACATAAGACAGAGCGTCCGCAATTCCTGCGTAGGAGATAGAATATAATTGGCAACATAGCGCAAAGCACCGTCACCACGTACACGAGACACGTCAACAATATATCCATTTTGCCAGGTCTTTAATACAGCCTCATTCATCAACTCGACTGTACATTTATTTTCAGTAAATATAATAGCGTGGTAATGGGGTCGCAACGTATTCTCACCGAACTCAGAAACAATGAAATAACGGATATGTCCAAGACGAGCGCCATAATTCTCACGGATACGCTTAAACCACAACTGTACATCACGCTTACTGACATCGACCTGCGGCAAGTCATCATCATCAAAAGAAACGGGTAAGTGCTCATCATCATAAGTAATTGTACAAAACCAAGTATCGCCCGGGTTCAGACGATACTCAGCGATTAAACGCTTAGCCCAATTGGCACGGCGGCGAAGAAGAGGGTAATAGACTTCCTTACTCATACTGAAAATCAAAAGAAGCTTGAAGCGGAAGCATCTTAATATTATTGTAATCACAATAAACATCATAAGATTTACGTTCCTTAGAATCAACAAAATAAACATCATCTATAAGATTCTTACCTGCATACTGCGAGATAAAACGAAGAGCATGACGAGCCTTCGAGAAAGGACGAAGACCGGAAACAATCTTACCATCTTCTCTGCGATGGAAACGAAAATAGACGTATAGCCAATAACGTGGACGAGGTTCACCATAAGAACCATCACGCAGAACAGGCGTATAAGACACTTCCGGAAAATCACTGAGCAACTCCGAAAGCTTCCGGATATTACGCTCGGTCGGTCTCATTATCCTCAGATTTAGAAAGTAAATCAAGAATACAAGCAAGAATAGACCGAACAGACTCAGAAGAAAGAGAGAGATGTTGATCAGAAGCCAGAACACCAATAAACTCAGAAAGACGACGAAGAAGAGTTGCCGCACGGGCATCGTCAATAATTAAAACAGGTTTCATAATGATTAGGTTTTAATGTATCACAAAGATACAAATCTTAATCACTATTTAACATAATATAAATTTTTCTGATAAAAAAAAATCATAGATAAGTTTTATCTATAGGGTAGGGGAGGACAGACACTTGCAAAGCGGTCGCGCGTGCACACGCACGCGAATCGCGCGCACGCGCACGCGCGTTGTGTGTTGCGCGTGTTATGTCGGCCTACGGCCTCGACATGCTCACGGAATAGGTCTTATAGTGCATGCACTATAAGCCTTTCTGTCAATCCGCGCCTTATTGACAAGGGGTATAAGGCGCGGACAATAGTCCGATACCGCTAACGCGGTTAATGGTGCGCCCTCACTCGCCGGGCGCAGCCTAGGCTCTTTATATTGGCATAATACGGGAAAGGCCCCGTTAGGGGCCTTTCTGCTGAAACTTGAGTAAATCTACCTCGGTAGAGGAGAGATGAGCGAGTAGGGGACTACTCTCCGGAAACTGGGGTAGGGGATGCATCTTTCGGTGCGCTCTCCTCAGACGCCTTCGGGCTCTGAGTACGAGCAGCGGCAGTACGAGAATCTTTAATACGCCGCACAGCAGAACGTATGCGATCACGATCGGCCGAAAGATCAACCAGATCAGCGCCGTGAGAATACTCAACAGCCGGAGAATCGAATGCTTCATTTTCTCTGTTTTCATCATCACCTACATCGGGAAAACAATAGTTAGCGGGTTTACGGGCCTGTGCACGCAAAATTTCAGTCTCCAAAACGAACCTCTCACGAAGCTCCTTAATGGAGTAGGCCAGATCGGGCACAGCGACATCGTCATCACCTACGAAATGCTCTTGCACCTTGTGCTTAACATTCCATTGAGTTGCAAATTCCATAGTTAGATAGACGGCGTACCGAAGAACGGCATGGGCCGCAAAGCACGAATTTCATTGGAGAACCAAACGATAAACTTGTCAGTATCCTCATCCTGAACTGCAAACGGATTATTCACCTGGGGAACCTCGAGGAGAGCTGCGTTTAGGTTAGGGTCTGAAATTCGCCGAGCGAAAGTCCAGTTACCCAAAGAGCCACGAAGAAGGCCGGTAATGATATTCTTACTGAACTTGTATTCAGCATACCGGGGAGCGTAACCAAACAACTTACCGTACATGTCAGCATCTATGTCAGAAGAACCGACACAAAGCTCAGACTTGTCAATCTCCTGCTCTCCGAGGTGAGCAAAAGAGGGCCAATAGTAATCTACACGGCTCTGACGGGTCCAGTCCTTGTCAATACCTTGGAAATAGTACGGCTCCGGAATAATCGACATAATACCGAACAGATAGCCGTGCTCCTCTGCACGATAAGTACACTGATTGGAACGGCCAACACCAAAACCACGTCCGGCCATATTGCCCTGGGGACTGGTCTCATCGGTCGCAGAGGTCTGGAGAACCTCACCGACATTAATGTCGGTCACGCCACCACCGAGATACTCGGGACGCTGGAGACGGGCGTCGGAACTACGAACATGGAAGTGACCCATGATCGTTTCAATGTAGCGAGAGCCAGCACGGGCAGAAATCTCGTAGAAACGCTGCAGAGCGATCGCACGGCGGAGGTCATTGATCGTAGCGGCAACAACAGAACCGCCAGCGGTGGTAAGGCCAGAAGCATACATTAGATCAGTATGATCTTTCTCAACAGGGAACTGATCATTAACG